TGACAGAGTCATGAACCGCAAAATCCGTGCAATAAATGACTTCTTTGCCGAGCTTTGCGAGAGCAGAAGGATCGAACTTGATACTCGGATTCAAAGCAAAAACCCGGTCGAACTTTTCTCCCTCTTTAATCGGCACATCTTTCGCCCTGATTAAGGGAGCTTTTGGGGCAGGTTCTTCCTTCACTGTTTTCGGTTTCGAGGAGAATTCCGGTTTCTGGCGAAGGTCATGCAGATCCGGATAATTTATGAGAACATAGGACTTCAAATTCGCAGCATATTCTTTGCCGGAACGATCTTTGAACACCGACCAAACTTTATCCTCTTCAACTTCCATGCAACCCGAAGCTGTCAGCGTACTCAAAGAGGCGGAAAGGGTGTTTTCTGTGTGGTTTGGAAAATAGCGCATAAGATCGTGCAGCGTCAACGAAGTTCCAAGAGGGAGCTTTTGTGTGAACACTTTAATTTGAGCCAGCACGGAGGGATTTTCAGGTAAACGCATTTGTAGATTTCCTTTTTCAGTTTCAGGGAATAAGCGTGGAGATCCGACCGTCAACATAATAAACGGCCTTATGCCCACGACCGATTAGTGAGACTGTCACCAAATCGATGCCGTAGATCGACAATTTGTTTCGGAGCTTGCGCAATGAAGTCGAAACGGATTGCCGAAAAAACTTTGGTTTAGTTTGAATCTTTTTATCCATGTATGCGAGGAGCTGGTCGCCGGTGAATTCCTGACCGGCGTGACGCTGCATGAATTCTATGAGAATCACCTCACGAGTCGAAAATTTCATCTGCTTCCTCCATGAGAATGAGTTTACGGTATTCATCCAACGCGAGGTCGGAAATTGATTTTTTATCTTGAAGGTTTTTCAAAATTCGTGCATCGGGCGTTCCCTTGCCCACGAGATCGATGTAAGTGACACTTCCAGTGGTTCCGTCGCGCCAGGTCCGACCCTCAGATTGCCAACGGGCAAGGCTATTGAAACTGTTTGAGTAGTAGATATTCGTCCGACAGACACCCTGAAGGTTAAGTCCAGTGCCAGCTGCCTCGGGTGAGGCCACGAGGTAAGAGATGCTGCTTCCGGGATCGAGAAATGTCTGAACGTTTCGCTGTCTGTCATTTTGAGAAGTTCCTCCATAATAATCCACGGCTGATGGGCCGAGGACTTTCATAACTTGTTTTATGTCCTCGTTGAAACGGCACCAGATGATAGCCTTCCCTGAACGCTGCTCCAAAACGTTCAGGAGCTCCGTGAGCCGGGGGTTGGGCAGGTCACGGGCGATCCCGTTCTCGTCCACCGCGAAGCCGCAGGAGATCTGCTGCATGCGCGTCACAAGTGCGGCCGCATTGGGAACCGAAAGCGTTGCGCCTTTTTCCGTTTGAGCCATGAACGTTTTCCGCAGATCTTTCATGAGGCGTTTCTGCTCATCGCTCAGGGTGAATGGCTGCTGGACGTAAACTTTCGGCGGTAGGTCGAGAACCTCGTCGGCATTGATCCGGAAAATGTGCGGTTCAATCTTTCTGTAAAATTCCTCCACGTTTTTATGGCCCACGATCTCGAGGCCGAAACCGTTGTCGCGCAGCTGACAATACCTCGACCGGAAAGTCGTCACGTAACGGTGGCCGAAAATACGCTCGTCAAGGAACTTAAATTGACTGAAGGCGTCCACGAGGTTCTTGGCGAGAGGCGTCCCGGTCATGATCATCCGATATTTGCAAAGTGCTCCATAGCGAATTGCCATCTTGGTGCGAGAGGCCGAGATGTTTTTGATGTCTTGCGACTCATCGACGATCATGGTCGCCCGGCCCTTGGCTGCTTTCAGAAACCGCAGGATCTTTTCTTCCGCCGAGCCAGTGATCAGCGCATCGATGTTGATTGCGAAAATCTTCAAACCATCGAAATTCATCATGGCTTCGAAATCGCGCTCGCCTTTTTTGGTTTTGTCCCAGACCCAAGCCTTCCAAGGAACAGAGTCCGACATGTGGCGAGGAATTTGCTCGTTCACCCACTGAGCATGAACGCCGTTCTTGGCGACCAAAAGAACATGGTCGGAAAGACCATCGCACCAACGGATTCCCATCATTGCAATTCCAGTCCAGCTTTTGCCGGTTCCGATGTCCATGAAAAGGCCAAAGCAGTCGGGGTATTCGCCCTTTTTAAACATTTTGTCCAGAGCTGTGCGCTGGTGGGCTCTGGGGGGCGTTTTGAAGCAAAAGGTGGGTCGGGCCGTCTCAACCGCCTGAACGCCGCTGTTGGCCTTTGCAGGGGCCGTAGCGCCCGTCTTATCTTCGAACCGAGCGTCAGGGAAAACGGAGCGCCAGACTTCAAGGTTGTAGGGCGTGTTTTCGAACGTGAAAACTTTACCGCTCGCCCAACGCTTCATCCCTTCAAGTTTCGGGAGCGCCCGGATCATACGAACATCGTAGTCCGAGGTCGTCCTCACGCGATTGCCTTCGATTAAAATATTCATATCAAAAATTCCCACTCCGTTTCCACTCCGAACCCTTATTCCCCCTCTTTTACCCTCTTTTATTTCTCTAAGATAATAAGAGGACAACAGATGAAATAAGACTTCTGACGGAAACGGTGTGTAGGTATTTCAATGACTTACCGTTTCCGTCAGGTTTTTCGGCTTACGCCGCGAGCTGAAGGAGCTCGTGCTGAACGTCCAGTTTCAGCTTTGCCTTGTCGCCAAACCATGCGTTGTAGAGGCGAGCTTCGGCCTTGTTGCCAGCAACGTGATCGGCCCAATGGGTTACGCCGTTGAGAACGCCCCATGCGTTACCTGGTACAGCACCCGGTGCTTTCTGAACCGACCAGAGCACCTCGCCAAACTTCTTGTCGATCGCACCTGGATCGTTGAGGAGGCCGTCAACCCATTGCTTCTGGTCGTTTTCGGCAACGATCGTTTCAGGCATCGGCTGGAAGAACTTGGCCAAGAAACGAACCGTGTCGAATTCCGACATCTTAAGGTTGCTGAGCGTATTTGCATCGAGGCCAGCTTGAATGATTTGTTCGCGAGCGAGACCGATCGTTTCCTTGGCGGCGGCGGAGTCAAATTTGCTCAGGTGATTTTGCGAATACTGTGCGGCCGAGCTGTTCATTGCGAGCGCCATGGTGTTGGCGCAAACGACACGAACGGCTGTCGTGCGAACTGTGATCGACTTGCCGACTTCGTGGGGCGAGGTCAGCAGGACNTAGCCCTTNGAGTGGTCGGTCTTATTCACCGTGAAGCCTTCTTGGATCGAGGCGAGCGCCCAAACCATTTTGCCTCCACGGAGCGACCCGGCGGTCTCGAGCTTTGCGCCACCGGCTTCNGTGTATTCACGGAAAAATTCGAGNGCGTCTTTGTTTTGGAANGGCTTCCACATATCACCGGTCACGGACATNACCTTGTTGTCGGANGAGCGAACCAGTGCGCGGCGGAGAGGCAAACGAACCATCGAGCCGTCCTCGGCCTGAGCGAAAAGTGGACGGAGCTTGACTTCCCAATCCAGTCCGGCGGCNACGAGCATGTCGTCCACGGAGACNGTCGGGTCGACGCGATTACCGAGACCATGCCAAGGAACTGCGTTCGCGAATGCCATTGTTTCAACTTCGTGTGCCATTTTGATTTTCCTGTTTTAAAATTTAAAATTTGAGAGAGAGGTGGGCCGGGCGAACCCGGCCCTATTGGTTCAGCGCTGGATGGTTACGTTGCCCTTGGCGAGATCCCAAGCCAGATCCTGACGGCGACCACCGGCTGCAACGAAATCCTCATAAGACACGCCCGGATTGGCAAGGATGAAAGCCATTGCCTTGTAACCGAAGCCACCTTCGCGGCGAGGGTTTTCAGTCAGCCCTTCAGCTGGGAAAATCTTTACGCCAGCATATTCCGACTTGCGTGGCTCTTTTTCGGCCTTCACAGCCTTTTCCTTTTTTGGGGCAGCGGCCTTTGCCTTCTTGAGGTTTTCAACGGTCTTTGCGACGGTTTCTTTTGCTTCGGTCATGACAGGGGTCTCCTTTTGGACTTGAACGAGCTCAGCTTTTGCTTGAGCGAGGGTGAAAATACGTTTTGCGGCGGTTGCACGGTCGGTGAACTTTTTCACCGGCTGAGCGGAATTGTGGTGATTGTAGAAAACCACCATCTGCGACAAGGTGAGACGCTCATTTTTCAAGAGGTCCTCCTCGTCGGAGAAAATCGTAAACCCGTTGCCGTGCTGGTTGGCGAGGGTGCGGGAAGGGAACGCCTTGACGATCCCGAATTCTTTGCCCGTGAAATTTGCTGCGAAAGTTTTCATGATTAGATCTCCTCTTTCTTTATGGATCAGAAACGTGATTCGTAGGAAACGACAACCGAAGGGTCTTTTTCGACCTTGCAGGAATCAGACATTTTCTTGAACTGGGAAAGTGTGACACCGAAAGTATCGATAACTTTCTGCTCGGATAGCTCGGTGTTTTTGCGGAGGCCAACCATAACCAAGAAGTTTTCGCCAACGAGGCGGTCGGTGCCGGTCAGAACGATCTCGGCGTGAACCTTTTTCAGCTCAGCCTGAAGTTCTTCAATTTGGGTCTTCAAAGCGCCATAATGATCAGCAAGGATGTTTGCATTCGACATTAGAATTCTCCGTTTTCAAAGGCCCGATTTCGAATCGGCGGACCAGCCCGATGACATCCTTATGCCTGAGCTGTACAGAAAAGAAAACGATTTTCTTTATAAAAAGTGATTATTTTTCATCTTTTTTATAAGTCGTTCTTAACATTGAAGAATTTAGCTGCATTTTGACCTCCGGATTGGCCCAAGTCCAGCATTCTCCGGTGTCATCTTGAAAACAAACCCAGAGCAAATGATGCTCTGGGCCGTAATCTATGAGGAAGTGGGCCATTGCTTTTCCCTTTGGGGTGAGCAACGGAAGCGCCGGGTCAATACGGATCACTCAAAGCCACCTTCCGGCGAACCAGCGCCTTTTTGATTTTCGCCAAGAGGCCTTCTTTGGGCCTTGCAATGAAGTCAACCACGGCGAAGGGTCTTCCTCTGTAGTGAATCGTGACATGCGTTGGAATAGATCGGTGACTGACATTACCAAAAGCAATATCCCCGATCCGATCGCTGGGAGAAAGATTATAAGAAATAGGATATCCATGCATTCAGGCCTCCCAATTCATTGTGCAGCTGACGTGATCGCTGTCCTGGACAAAATCCACCCAGCCACCTGATTTCAAACACTCGCCCATGAGGCGCATGAGTTTTTTGTAGGCTTTGCTTTTCACCCACACATTCGTAAACCTAGTCGTTCTCATCTTTACCTCACATGCTTGCGTTGGAAATATCGCCCGGCTTTTTCATCGAGCGTTTCAAATCTTCAAACACCGCCAGTTTGCGTTGGGTAACGGTGTCTGGAGTATCGTCGTTTTTCACCAGCCCGACAACATTTTTAATCATTTTTAGGCTGTGCTTCTCTTTTATCATCTCAAAGGTTCGGTTGTTCATGGCTGCAAGCTGAAACCTTCCCCCGATCAAAAACCGATCCTCGTACCAGATTGCACCAACTTCCTTCATTGCCTTCCGGAGCTCGAGGTCGGTGTCGTAGAGCCGCCCTTGGATTGACGAGCGAACCCACTCAACGATATCTTTCATTGTGAGGACGAGAGGCTCGTCGTGGCGGTTCATCGCCTCTGCAAGCACGGCAGCTTCTTGTTGGCCTTCCGTGCGGGAGGAAACAATGAGTTCCTTTTTCCGCTCGGTCATTGGAGCCGGTTGGCCTTTCATGACGTAGTCGCCGTAGCTTTCGGCCCAATGCTTAATGATATTCAGGCCACCGCTCTTCAGCCAATTATGAAAGCCCTCGAACTTCGCCCTCGACCATTTTTCCTCGGTGACCTCGGGATAAAACCACCGACGATCGTCCTCCTCGATCTTCAGCGCCCTCATCGAATTCGAGCATGCGAAAATGTGGCACCAGTTTTCGATGAGGTAGGGACGCTGGTATTTTTCGTTCACCTCAACCTCACGGTCGGTGATGGCAGACTTCAGCTTGTTGTAGGCTTTCCAGCTGTGGCCCGAATAGATCTCGTTGATCACGATGAGTCGCTTGTTGGCGAGCCAGCCATTGAACTCACTTTGAACGATTTGGTTCTCGGTCGGGAACCCAACGTTTTGCATCCCAACCAATGGCCCAAGGATGGAAGAACCAAGCGTGGTTTTGCCGACGCCTTGACGCTCACTCACCAAAAGCAATCCATATTCCATTCGGATGTCGACGCGAGCAATGAGCGTTGCGCACCAGCGGAGCGCTTCCTTCAATTCGCTGTCGTTCGGAAACATATAACGCATGAACTCGATGAAAGGTTCCGCGCTGCCCGGTTTGCTTTTCACGTGGGTTGGGGTGTGGAGGTTGATGGCGGAAGTCGTGGAGTCCGTCACGATCTTGCCTTTGATGTCCGGGCGGTAGCAGAGCTTCGCAGAGCGACCGTTGTATGCCTTCACGATGAGTTGCGAGGTCGTGTTCGTATTGCTGAACGCCGACAGCATCTTATTCATGATGTTTTCGGAACGGATGATTTCCGGCATTTCGGTGCAGACGAAAAGATCAGCCTCTTCGACATACGTCCACATTTCTTTGAAATTTTTGCGCAAGACCGTTGTCGGTTTTCCGCGAGGGTTTGGGATTTGATCCGTTGCCCATGTCGCGGGGTGGAGACAACTACGGAAGGATGGACCAGTATAATATTCACGCCCTTCCACCATTTTGAACATACTTTTCGGAAAGTCGTCTGCGAGATCAAAACCTTGCGGCCATTCAGACGTAAACTGAACATGAAAGGTCGGGATCCGGAGATGGAAAGCGATTGCTGGAACCGCAGATATTCCTGGGGCATCATTGTCAGACACAATGTAGGCACGTTTCACTCCGAGTTTCTGAAGCATTGACCAGTCGGTGCGGCTCGGACTCAGCGCTCCGCCGATCCAACCGATGTGTGCGGCCGCAGAAAGCTCTTCACCCCATGGGTGAGCTGCGAGCTTTTTCTTCATCTCCGGGGATTTGCCTTCGACGAGTTCGCGCATGAACCGGGCAGCTTTCGCTCCTTCATGGATGAACACGGTCGATTGGTTTTTCAGCTGATCGATCCCCCAAAGCGGCAGTGGCCCTTCTGGTTCCATTTTGCGCCACTGATTGTCATCCCAATAGGTCCACGGGACATAGCGCTTTTCACCTTCGCCCAAATCCATGCGAACCTGAAGCATAATGATTTCATCATTCAGGTTCCGGAATTCAAAAACGTTTCGCGCTGGAATCTTTTTCAATTCTTCCGGAAGATCTGCCAATGTTTTCATCGTGCGGATCTGAGGCCAAGTCACGCTCTGGCAATCGATCTCGATAGCGAGCTGTTCTTTTTCGGTGGGAGCGTAGTTTTCGGGCGCTTTTATTTTTCCGCTCTGCTCAAAAAAGATGACGGCGATGTCTTCCCAATACGGGCCTTTATTTTCCCGAACCACGGCAGAGCGAAGCGAACGAGGTTCCGCGCCGATCCTTTTCAGATAGGCCGCAACAGATGGAATATCGTTCAGTGATTTAACCTTCATTTGTATTTTCCTCAATGTCGTCTGAATAGCCAATAAAACGGATCTGTGTAACTCTTAGCATGCGGAAATCGGGGGGCACCCAGCCCTTTATCGCGTAAAGAGCTTTCCCCGGTTTTCCTCGATCGATGAACTCCTTGCCCATTCGCTCGAAATCAAACCGATCCACTTTCCCGAAAATAACGTCGGTGTCGTCGGCCAGCGTGAGGTTCAAAGATTGGGTCGGGCCGGTGATGACCTTTCCGCCACGCTTTGCAACGTTCACGGCTTCGTTTTCGTCGCGAGGTTTGATTTGCTTCGGAGTGGCAAAAACAAGAACTTCATGTTGCTGACCGTTTGTCACGACATCGATGATCTTTTTCGGAGGTGTAAAAATATTCCGCTCCGCCGGGTCGGGCATGAGGCGATTGAATGCGTCGCGGATCGGCCAAAGGCTGTCGATGTCGGTCGTTGCGCGAGAAAGCAGCTTCTCGGCTTTTGCCGGCAAAGGCTCACCGCGAACACGCGAACTCATGATTTGCTGAACCATCTTTGGTCCAATACCACGAACATTCTGAACCGGCCCAACCAGAACCTTTGCGTTGTCTTTCCAGCCAACCGTCCATTTATCCACGGAAATGTCTTTGTCGACGGCGATATATTTTATGCCTTCTTCATTCATTTCGCGGAGGATTTTGATTTGCTTTGCGGGTTCCGGTTCATGCGTCAGCGTTGCTGCGGCGAACTCAAGCGGAAAATGCGCCTTCATATATGCACACCAATAGCTGATGATTCCATAAGCCACGGCATGCGAACGATTGAAACACATAGCTCCATAAGCGCAGAGATCGTCCCAGATTTTGTCAAGCATCGGGCCGCTCATTCCGCGCTTTTTCGCACCGGCCTTGAATTTGTCGCCGTATTGATCGAAAAACTCTTTGCCGAGCGACTTACTCATTGCCTTGCGGAGCGTCGAAACATCCTCCCAGCTCATGTCGCCGATTTCGCGGCAAACCTGCATGACCTGCTCTTGGTAAGCGACCATGCCGAGCGTAGTTTTCAGGTATGGTTCAAAAGTCGGATGGGGATATTCGACGGCCTTGCCATTTTTCCGTTTCACCCACTCGTTCGTTCCGCCCGAAGCCATCGGCCCCGGACGAGCGAGCGAAGTCACGGAGATGATGTCCTCGAGATTTTCCACTTTGATTTGGTTGCAGATGGACTGCAATGCCGGGCCATTGAACTGAAAAATGCCGGAGAACTGTTTTTTATTAATCACATCGAAAGACGGTTGATCATCCAACGGTACGCGCTCAAGAAAGTGAATGTCTTTGCCGGCAAGGAGGAGGGCATCTTCAAAAACGGATAGCTGCGTGAGCCCGAGGGCATCGATCTTAAGGAGGTTAAGCTCTTCTGCATCTTTCTTGTCGCACTGAGTTGCTCCAGTGCGTGCGTCGACAGCAACGTAAGATGTGACTGGATCTGCAGTAACGACAATTCCAGCTGCATGTTGCGAGTAGTGACGGGGGTGGCCTTCCATTTTAGTTGCGATAAGGATTTCTGGGTATTTTTCCAATATCTCCTTTCCCGCAGCAGTGTTTGTAAATGTGTCCTCAAGCGTATGCATTGCTCGAGAGTCCCCGGAAGATCGAATGATAAGGCTGTCAAGCACTCGAGTGCAGAGGTATTTTGGGATACCCAGAGCCGTCCCTGCTTCATCAATGGCAGATCTTGGACGATATAATGCGACAGTTCCCAATCGAGCGACTCGTTCTTTTCCATATTTATTCTCCATGTATTCGAAAACAAGGTGGCGATTTTGATCCGAAAAGTCCAAATCAATGTCCGGCAAATCATTGCGGGTGATGTCGATGAACCGCTCGAACAACAGGTCGTATTTGATTGGATCGATCGTGGTGATTTCGAGGAGGTAACAAACAAGGCTCCCGCACGATGAACCACGGGCCGGGCCACAAATCATCTGTTGCCGAGCCCAATGCATCACGTCTGCGATGATGTAGAAATAATCCTCAAACTCTTTTTCCGCGATGAGCTTCAGTTCTCGATCCATGCGTGCGGCATAAACCGGGTCTTCCAAATTGACGCCCAGCTGCAGCGCACCGTCAATGCACATCTGGCGGAGCGTAGCCGGGCGCTCTGGGCTCAGAAGGGTTCCGGCCCTCAGCTCGGCGTTGCAACGCTCCATGGCCTCCGTAGCGTTTTTTAGAGCTGCTTCAATTTGATCAGCCGACGCAATGCGTGACGTAGCTTTCTTCCATTCCTCTTTTGATAAGATCCACTGAGGATAAGTCTGAGTAGACGAGCCTTTGCCAATGAGAACTTCGTAAAAGCCTTCATCGTCCTCTCGAGGAAATTTATTGTCGGAGGCAGCGATGAGCTGATGTCCGAGTTTGGCGGCGTCTGCGATGAAGCCTCTTGAACAGGAGGGTGAAAGTGCAACGAAGATATCAGCTTGCGGTTCGAAGTGTTCAAATAAAGCGCGGCTTCCAGTGATTTTTGTGCATCCTCGGACAGCCATGGCTTGTTCATAGGTGATGAGGGGTTCGTAGCGGAACTGATTTGTTGCAAGATATAACAGTTCGTTGATCGTGCGTAAGTCATCTTGAGCAAAGAATGTCCAGTGATCGACCACTGGCTTTTTTGCATTGAGGGAGGGAGTGACGGCGAGCTCAACTCCATAGATTGGTTTGAGGCCAGCTTTTTTGGCGAGCTTTGTCCAGCGGTTGAAGCCAAAGGTTGAGGCTCTGTCCGAAATTGGAGCATATTCCATATCCACTTCTTGAAGTCGCGACATAACATCTTCGATCACCCCCACCGCAGTGCGGAATGAATAGCCCGTCCGAATACGCATTTAAACTACACCCATTTCCCTAAGCTGCAGAAAGCAACGAGTTGTCGCCCTCACGTCATTTTCTGCTCTGTGTGCCCCAGCGAACGGCTCGCCGAAAAGGAACTCATGCAACGTTGCGAGGTTCATTCGGTGGCCTTTCATGTATTCCGTTGACTCGACCGTGCAAATCAAATCGGGCCAGCGGATCTTTTTGCCCAGCCGTTTCATCTCAAAATCAATCACGGCCTTATCGTACGACATGTTGTGCGCAACGATCTCATCGTGAACCTCGATCAACTCGAGAATGTGTTGAGCGATGGAGCTAAACGGTTTTTGGTTTGCCAACATCTCATCCGTGATGCCGGTTATTTCGGTGGTCTTCGCTTCCAGTTTCATCCCAGGATTGAAGAGATAATTGAAACTCTCCAGCTCGTCCCCCGCACTGTCGATTGACAGTGCGAAGAACTCAATGATCCGTGGCTGACGGTCGAGCGGCTGGAGTTTGTTTTTTATGAGAGCTGTCGTCTCAGTATCCAGCACGAGCGTCCTCATTGGCTTTCAGCCTCTGGATGGCTGCCGAAAAGAGCAATCTTCGGCATGATTGTGTCGCTTATGTCGGCTGTGATTTTATTCACCCTTGCGGCCGAGTCCAGCTCTTTCAGCATCATCGTGTAAACCGCGATGTCATCGAGCGAGTCGTCGTGACCGCCATTGTTGAACATGTTGCAATAACGCGAGACCTTTGAGAAGATTTGAACCAAAACTCCAAAGCGATTGAAGTCGTCCGGCGTTGTCAGTTTCAGCTCAGGAAAAAGCTGTTGCAGGGACGGGCCGAAACGCTTGTAGTTATCGCCGTAAATCTTATTGCGCTCTTCGTAGATCTTGGCTGCATCGCGCAGCATATCAGGAACCTTTGCCATTTTTAATATCCTCCGTTGGCAGGTTGAAATACAGTCAGTCCATAGTTTCTCATTGCCTCGACGACTTGATCGCGGTCATCGACCACAAACCAAACATTGGCGAGGACATTTTCTTTTCCCCCAAACCGCTTTTCGAGCAGCTCGAGCTTCACCTCGTAGTCCGGGCGGTAGTCCCCGTCCGGCCGCATGAGCAAATCTTCATACGACGCCTCCAGCTCTGCGTCCTTCAGCCATGCTTGCGTGATGTAGCGAAACTTCTCGCTTCGCCCGGTGCAGAGGATAACATTTGCCATCCAACTCATGAGACGCATAAGATCCGCCACCTTCACAATGACAGGGTCTTGTGCGGCCAGTTCGTTGAACTTGTCCCATTCCTTCATGTAAGCGAATTGAAGCCGGTGAGACGCATCCGAGATCGTTCCGTCGAGGTCGAAAATAACATGACGATTTGGGAGCTTTGGTTTATTGTTATTCATCAGCCTCGGCTTTCTTCAGTCCGCCAAAATTTTGATCCAAAGAAAATGCTTCGAGCAATGCGTTGCTATCACCTTCGACGATCAGCGCGGCATATTTTTTGAAAAACTCTTTAAACTCTTCGACCGAAGTGAAATGACCGTCGACGGCTTGACCAAGCATCACGTTCGTTTTTCCGCCATCGAATGCGAATGAGAACAAAATTTTGCCTGTGCCAAAAGCCCAGCCCATCTCGAATGCTGTGCCGGTGTCCTTATCATCAATCGAAGCAACCATCATGAATGAGCGTTCCATTCCTTCAATGTTGCCATCGAAAATTTCCATGAAAAACTCTGGCGTTTTCACATGATTGGCCGTGTCGACAATAATCGGCCCAAGCTCACGTGGGTCGGCAACAACAAACCCCGCCTCAACAAGGATCGATTTCACAAGATCCATGCGAGCCTTTTGAGCGTCATTGAAGAATGGCCCGGCGAGATAAATATCATAGCTATCAAGCATTTTCGATCACCTTATTCCAGAAATCTTTGTGGGGCCGACGAGCGGCATACTTCTTGGCTTCTTCGATGTGAGAGGCTTTCATTTTCTCTCCGTCGATTTTTGCGAGAACCGGGCAAGGCGGCGATGGATCGTGACCCTCTTTTCTCAGGTCATTGTCGCGAATGAAACGACACTTCCCATCGTCGCAAGGCAACATGACTTTGTCCTTTTGGAGGATGCCCATGAGCTTCATGACGATTGGTTCCCAAAGGTCTGTCTGAGCAATCCAGCAGGACCGCTTGCGAACGAGATCTTCCGCGAAATCGATCGGCATCAAAATCTGCACCGGCATCGTGATCTCCATCGAAGCGGTGATGCGATCGACCGAGAAAAAGTCGGAAAGATAATCCTTCACCTGAAGTGCGCGGTGGCGGATGAGCTGCGAGCGGAGGCCGAGGGAGACCGGAGCCTGAATGACTGCGAAGTCCCCTGCAAGCGCCGCAGAGACCTTGTTCACTGGCCGAGGGTTCAATGGCCCCGATTTGTACCAACGCTCGTTGACAGCCTTCTCCAGCCATTCCTTGAGGGCGTAGTCCTTGCGCCAAACTGCCGCCAGCAATTCTTCCGCCACTTCATGAAACAAAGAGAACTTTTCGCG